CTTGATATCTGCAATCAAATTCTTGACCACTTCGTTGGTCTTAAATGCATTCATTAAACTAGAATTACTGACAGTTTCGCTGTCGCTGTGCATGTTGATCATGTTGATCAAACTGTCAACACGAACACGAGGCACTAGATGTTTACCTGCACTTTGGTTTCTTAGGAATTCCAATGTGGTAATAAGGTCCATATCTCCGCGAGCATCTGCCTCATCTTCAATGATGTCCTCATCATAAACAAATTCATTTAAACGCATTATCTGCGCTCTCTACCTAGTTCTGCTTCTCCGCCTGCGGCCGCATCAGTGGCTGCAAATGCATCACCTTCTGGTTCGCCACCCATTGGGGCTTCTGCGCCAGGTAGGCCACCTTCTGGTGCGCCAGGCATACCACCCATGCCACCACCCATGCCCATGTCCATACCAGACTCTTGTTCGCCGGCCAACACACGAGCGGCACTGTCTGCACTCTCACGACCTTGCTGTAGTGTCTGTGATAGGTCTTGTAGGATTGGGCTAACTGCGTTCTTGAATCCGTCGGCCTTCTCTGAACTGATTTGATCACGGATTGTGTCCAACAGCGCAGGCATTTGCTCGTTCTGCATCTTGCTGATCTTTTCCAACATGTCTTGGATTTCATCAACCATGCTCTTGGCTGCTAGAATTGCTTCCGACTTGGCCATTTCACTTTCAACAATGAAGTGACGCTTGTTTTCAGCCATCCAACTGTGGATGCCTTCACGTACCATGATCATTTCCATGTACTGAGGATTTTTCTCAGCAACATGGATACCATGTGTGCGCTTGATTGTTTCTAATCCCTCTGTGATACCAGTAGCTAGATTATAGGCCTTTTTAAAGGTCATGTTATCAAAGTCAATTTTAAAACCAAAACGGCTTTCAGTAACTTTGTTTATTTTCTTTGGTGTTGGCTTGTAGCCTAAATCATTTAGTTTCATAGTTGTTTCCAGTTTCCCAAACTTTTAAGTATTTATTCATTCTTAAAGTTTTTTCTAATTCATTTCGGGCTTGGGGTAATAAAAACTGTGCATCATAGTACCTAGCCGCTAGTATATCTATAGTGGCGTAATCTTGGCGTTTTCCTGCCGCTTGCATACATCTACTATAGTGCTGAAAATCAGCCTCTAACTTACTTAGCCTATAATCGGCTGCAAGTATATCATCTGCAGGTTTGAATCTTTTTAGTTGATATAAAATGCTATAAGCTACTGCACTCCTAACATCTAAAAATTGCTCTATAACTTCACCATGATAATTATGCAATTCCCAAGCTAAGTTACGATTTTTAGCCACTTGATGTTTTCCAACTTGGTACCCATTTTTCAAGGGCATAATAATAGGAACTGCATCTGTGTGTATGATACGATGAGCTTCTGCGCGGGCCCACGATTTGACATAAGTACTAACCAAATCCGTGACAGCTTTAACTGTTTCTTCTCTGACTAGCTTTTCTGCCTGATGTTTAATCTTTGATTTTTTTGCTGTACGAGACTTTGCCATCTTGATTTTTTCGAAGTAATACGTCTTTATTGACTAGTTGATTGGCTATGTATATTTCACGCTCATCGAGTTCACGGCGTGCAATGGGATCTGTTTTAAATTTTTCTAGCACTTCGGCTTCTTCGTTTGTGATAGGAAGCTGTAGTTTGCCGCCGGCAATTTCAATGATTTTCATTTTTGCGCTAGATGAATAACTAGAGCAACTATGGCTGTAATCAGTACACCAATTATGGTGGTACCAATGGCAATCAATTGCTTGCTCTGGCCATTATTAGATTGTTCAATGGCTTCTTTGATGTCCACCATATGGCCCTCAATTTTTTCCATTCGGGTTTCAACCCCTATCAATCTCTTGTCCAATTGGTCATACCTTTCAGCACATAATTCTACGTGCGCCTCAAGGCTTTTCTTTTCAATATCGGTGGCCATACCCCAAACTCGCTTTCATAATATGAGCGATGCATTTTCTTTGTGCCTAAAGTAAGCCGTAATTGTGAGCCTTGATGGTGCCGTAGCATCAGTGTAGTATTTAGTGTTTCTACTAAAATGATACTAACAATGTTTATCTTAGTGAGCCGGGTTTGAATGCAATGTTCTTGATAGCACCGTGACTGTAAAAAATGGGCAGTATAAAGCGGGCTGTTTCATCTAGTCCTGTTATCACAGGCACTTGATTAAAGTCTTCTTCTAATAGTGCCAATTGATCTTCATCTTTTTTATAAACATCTCGGTGTTCAATGCTGAACCCCGCGGCCCATATACGCTGTTCCCCCGAGTACATGTCCCCAAACAAATTTTTAACAACAAACTCTTCAACTGTGTCTGTGATGGGACCATCAGTAACAGTGGGCTGAGCCCTTATACCTAACACCTGTAATACTGTTTCCCAGTTACGCTGTTGATCACGAAGATGCTCTTCGCCGGTGTAGTTTCGAGTTATACCAGTCCTGGTAATATCAACCAGTGTAATTATTGTAAAGTATTCTAAGTTGCTCATGCTAATACTTATGGTCATAAAAAAAGCACAGTCGAAACTGTGCTCTTTTGTCAACTTAATTAAAAATTAAGCAAAAGTTGCGCCACTTAGGCCGCTGTAAATAGTCCATGTAGATGTCAAACCATTGGCTGCATCTGCGTCAGTTGCTAGTTTAGTAGCAATTGCTGTACCACCACTTTGGTCTGCTGAGCTATCACCAACTTTAGTTGGCAAACCTTCAACCATGAATACACAGTTATCAGCGGCTGGAGTACCAACTACTGTAATTGTGCAATACTTGGCCAACACATTAACTGCCTTTTCAAAGTTGCTGCCTGCTGCCGCATAACTTGTGTGCAAACCTGTTGCCGCACATTTTACGAATTTGATATCGCGTCCAACAAATTCACCGCCTGCGCCGCCAACTGCCCAACCGTTTGTTCTTGTAAATTCTGCCATTTTATTTTTCCTTTAAAATATATGGGCTATTCGCCTCATGTAAATATTTATCATTTAGACAAAAAAAGCCCGCTTCAATTGCGGGCTTGTGTTTATGCCAAAAACAACTATTAGGCTAGTTTGATACCGCCAGTTGATGAAACTGTTGCGGCGCCAACCCAGGTGTTAGCTAGTTTGCCGATGTTACCAGCACCATCACCAGCTGTAGTAGCACGAATGTTGGCTTGCAGGAACGTATCTGTCCAACTTGAACGCTCAACAATCACGCTCAACTGTTGATTAGAGTCTGTTTGGTATGCCAAGATCGATGCCTGACCAGCAACGATGCGTAAGATTGTCTCAACTGCACCGCCGGTTGTTAATTCAGCTGCCAAGTTACCAGCGCCGCCACCTGTTGGGATGATACCAGTGATTTTGTATGCTGTGATAGGAGACCCGATACCTGTGTTGATAATGGTTGCGTTGGCAAAAGCACGACCACCGCCTACATTATTAACACCAGCTGAATCGCCGTTTGTTCTTATAAATTCTGCCATTTTGTTTTTCCTTTAAAATATATGGGCGTATAGCCTCATGTAAATATTTATCATCTTGATAAAAAACTACTTCTTAGAAACTCTTGCATGGCCACCCTGTGCGCCAAAATGTGTAGCACCAAAGCCGGCGCGATTTACCAGTTTGATCAAGCCTTGACTAGTGGGGAATACAAAGCCTTCGCCGGCTTTTTGTCCGCCGGTCCACTGTTCAAAGCCTTTGACCTGCGGTTCCAGCTGTTGAGCCAGGTTGTCCTTGAGGCGGTAAATTGCGTTCCAAATAGCAAACAAAGCTATTAGCCCTTGTTGCTCTCTGTACAAATAACCACCTTGATTTTCTCCTACTAGTGCTTTCTTTTGTTTGGCACTGATACTGTGGTTCATTATCCAAACAGGGAGTTCGTCTTGTGTTTGCTTGGTTATTTTTTTGTTCATGTAAGTTTTAATGGCTTCTCTAGCCACACCGTCTAACCCAGCTAGAAATTTATCTGCTAACTTGCCCTGTCCTGCAACTGCTTGTTCTGCATCCGACAACAACTTAACAGGGTTTTTTAGCGTGAATGTAATGCCTGCTGTGGGCGTTAGTATAGCAACATTGCCAGCATTGGTTAATCCTGTTTTGCCATCCCACGGAGCATCATTGAATTGATGCACAACTATGCCGCCAACTTTACCTGCAATCAATTTGCCCAGGGCACTGGCCACAGGAATTCGATACTCAACTGTGGTGGGCTTAAAAATGTACTTGCCTTCAATGGGTTCTAGTACACCGGTCCACATCAAGTCGCCTTTAAACAGGCCCTGGGTGGATCCTACTGCGGCTTCTAGTCCTGCCCAAATTAACTCAATCTTGGCATACAGGTCACTACGGTCTGCGCCACGTTGACGATCGTACTCTACCCAGGCTTCGGGACTAGTGGGATAAACGCCCTTGGCTGGCATGTACTTGTCGGAACATACAAACTGGCCTGCCGCATTGCGACCAAAGAATAATGCAATTCCGCCATCCCATTTGATGCTACCTACACCAGGACGGGCAATGATTTCTTTCAATGCGCCAATGGACTTGGTTGCGGCCGCACTGCCTGCAAAGATACTGTCTTCGGGGTGCGGAATACGCGGACCTTCTCCGGCCTCAAATATATAATCTAAAAAATCTAATTTCATATGCGATCAGCCATAACACGGAACCAATTGGCCGAGCCAGCTGTGGGTGCCGATTCCGGAAGTTGTATACCACTCTTGCCCAAGGTTTCACGGGCCGCGGCCGTGATGGTTTGGTAGTCGGGACGCCGTTGTATGGCCGCAATGATCTTGTCTGCAGACATCAAACTGGCCAAGGGAATACCTGTTACTTGGCTCAACATCTGTGGATCCTTGCCGCCTTCTATAGTTTGATTTGTGGCACGATCAACCAGCCCATGTTTGTAACTCCATTTTAGTTCAGGAGCAACAGCATTAACTATGCTGGACAATATAATTTGTTTGCTCATGCCAGTGTATTGGTCACCTTGTTGAGCACCTTTCATGGCAAATGCTTGCCACTTGGGATCACCGAACATGAAGTCTGTTTGTGCAAATCCATTTGCGGGATTGCCGTTAATGGGTGTTTTGAAGTGTACTGAGTCACCAGTTAACTCTATCCAACCCTCTTTCCAAGCAGGAGCCAATTTTGTTTTGGCACGATTGTATATCTGATCTGCAGGAATACCCTGTTGTTGACACCAACGACTCAATACATCTGACAGTACATCTTTGGTAATGGCCTGATCGTCTACTGCTAGATCCAAGTCACCACTGTCGTCTTTGCGTCCTGTGCTTCCTAGCCATTTGGTAGGAACATCTTCTTCATCTCGTTCTTCACTGAAATCTAAGCCAGTGATTTTTTCTAGCCAGGCAATAGTGGTAGGAATTTCAGCACGAACAATGCGGCGAGTGAGTTCTGCACCCTTGGCATTTTTAAATATGTTTCCACCTTCAGTTAACATCATACTCGTTGTTTCATTTTGCGTAACAATGCGGCACTAAAATCAATGCCAGCTGTAACCATGGGTTCTGGTTGTTTTACACCGCCCCCATTTAGTTTGGTCTGCATAAATCCTGGTGTTGCCGGAGCAGTTTGTTGTGCTTTTTTGGCGGCTTGGTCTTTCTTGAATTGATCTAGATCTAATGTGGTACCTTGTGGCTCTGGTTGTGCCGGTTGTGTGGTGGCATTGGTAGTGGCAGGTACTGCTGGTTTAGACACAGCAGGAACACCTGTGGGCGCATTCATTGTGGTTTTACCATACCCAGTCATTTGTTTGCCAAAGTCTGGTGCGGGCTGTGCAGGACCACCTGCGGGAGGTGCACCCAACTGCTTGGTCATACGGTTCATCACATCATTGGTTGCTGTTTGAGCTTGCTGTGTAGAAGCAGCCATTTGCCCCTGTGCCGCCGCGGCGGCATCAGCTTGCTTGGCCTTGCGAATGTCTTCTGGGCTTTGGCTGGCTGGTGCTGTAGTTGCGGCAGGAGGTGTTGCGGCTGTAGTAGGCGTCTGTGCAGGAGGTGTTGCACCCGGTTGTTGAGCGCCTGTTTTGGCCTGATTTCTAGCAATAGATTTTTCTGTTGCATCCACTGTGCCATCTTTGTTTAGATCGCGCGGGTCCAATTTGGCAGGTACTTGCTGTGTTGTTGCAGGTGGTGCGGCACCCGGCTGTTGCGCCAGTGGTTTGCCTGTTTCAGTATCAAACTTCTGCCCCGGCTTGATGGGTTTGCCATCGCTTTGTGTACCAAGGTCGGGAGGTGTTGCGCCTGTTGCAGGCGCTGTTTGTCCTGCTTGTTGTGTGCCACCCGGGGCTTGTTGTACTTGTGCAATTAACTTGGCACTGGCTGGATCTTTGGGATCTAATTTCTGACCACCAATCGACATTGGCTCCGCTTTGGCCGGTGCGGCAGGAGCCGTTGTGGCTACTGGTTCTTGTGCTGTTTGCTGTGCAGGTGTTTTTGCCTTGGTCAAGGCCGCTTGCTGTTCTGCTTGTTTGGCCAACATGGCCGCTATGGCAGATGGTACTTCTTTGTTTTCTGCATCGTACCATTTGTTTCCAACTTTTTTGTAGGCATGTTCTTGGCCGTATTCGTCTTTGATCTTGACCGAGTCTCGACCAGCACCTTCGCCTCCGGGTGCGTAGGCACCACGTACTAGACTTTGTCCACTGGCGCCCATGCCCTTGCCCGACTGCACAGCTCTGTTTAAGTCGTTGACAGTATCTGCAACCGCTGTGCCGCCTGTGTTGACAGCAGATCCCATATTATCCAGGCTTTTTTGGTAGTTACTTGTCCTGCGATCGGAGGCGGTAACATTATTACTAGTATCTACAGTACCCTGTACTGTAGCAGGTGCAGAACTGGGTGCCGCTTGACCTTGTGATCCCGGAGTTGAACGGGGTGCTACTCCGTATGCTTGCGGTGCCGCTCCTTGTCCGTAACTGGGTTGTTGTCCCTGTGGTGCGTCTTGAGTCTGTGCGTCTTGGCCCGGCTGTGCCGCTGGTTTTGCATAAGGATTAGTTTCGCCTGTGGCGCCAACTGCGTCTCCGGCTTGACTGGTACGAGCTGAATCAAAGCCGGTTTCTTGGCCTTTGGCAAATGCATCCTTGGTGCCGGCAATGGCTCCTTTGACTCCACCAATTGCGCCACCAATTGCGCCAGCGGCCTTGCCCAATAAACCTTGTCCGGGTGCTTTTGCTGGTGCTTCGGGTGCCGCCGTCACTGTGCTGGCACCTGCAGGTAATCCCAGATTTTGAAACACTTGATCTACAGTTTCTTGTGGAACTCCAGCACCGACCATGATACCAGCAACTTGACCGGAATCTGTAGGGTTGCCGGCCTTCTTCCAGGCCTGTTGCAGTTTGTCTGCTGTGACCTTGTTGGTCACATTACCGGCTTTGGTCTTTAACCAATTGCCAGCTTTTTTAAACATGTCACCAATGCCAGCTTCGGTCAAGTGTATGTTGCCACGAGGCTTGCCAACGCTTTCACGGATGTACCACATGCGGGCTGTTAGCTCATAGTCTACATATTCGTTAAGAGGAGTACCCAAATTAACACGGCTTTGTGTTACTGTTCTAGCGGACGCATCTCTAGCCATTCGTGCCGCAGACATTCCGCTGTCACTGCCCAAACGGCCCAGTTCTTGTTGTCGTAAATTGTTTGCGGCATCAAGACCTGTCGTGCTGTTTTGATTATACTGACCAGCATAGAAATTTGTATCACCAAAACCTTTAGCAAGATTTGGGTCACTTGGGGTAGTAAAACTCATTTTGTTCAAGTCAACGATATCTGCTGGGTCAGGCAACTTGATAGTCTGTCCTGCTTTTAATATGTTAGGATTGCCGTCGGGTCCAAATAATACTTCATTCCCAGGAAGACGCTTGAACGCTTCTGGATTGATTTTTCTGTCCGCCAATATGTCAGATAATGTATCGCCTTGTTTGGCTTTGTAGTCCACAGCATTGTTAGCAATACTATCAAATCTTGATGCACCAGGTGCCGGACTGTTAGTATTAGAAATCAAATCATTGCTGACAGCAATATCTTGTAGTTGTGCGCCGCTCATGCCAGTGGTTTGTTCAATTTGTGCTCGGCCTGCTGGATCGGCATTGATCCAATCTTGTGCGGCTTTGACATCAGCGGCTTGATTTTGTGTCTGGTCAGCAACCGGCAAGCCCTTTTCACCGTCCACTGCTTGCTGTTGTGCTTCTGCACCCTTGTTCTGCATGTATGCTTGAGCACCTTG